TAATTTATCAGAAGATGACTTGCCATATTTTAGAACGTTACATTCTCTAGCTTTTAGAATGCTTGGTATTAAGAAAAATCAAGTTATGCAAAGAAGACACTACGAAGATTTAGGTAGAAAAGAAAATCTATTTTTAGATTATAATGAGTATGACGAAGAAGAAACAGGGTTGTTTACTACTAAAAGTGATTATCTTAGAATCATACATTTAGCAAAACTACGAAATATAAGTATTGATAAACAATATAATTTAAAGGAACACAATCAAGACGTAGAGTATAGAACTCTAGTACATCTAGCTAAAGAACTCGATCGATATAAAAAAGAATATAATCTTATAGATTATAATGACATGATTTTAAAATTTATTAGATCAGAGGCATCGCCTAATTTTGATGTTGTTTTTATTGATGAAGCACAAGACCTATCTCTAATGCAATGGGACATGGTAAAAACTATTTGGGATAAAACGGTTGATTCTTTTATTGCAGGAGATGATGACCAAGCAATATTCAGATGGGCTGGTGCAGATGTAGATTCTTTTATTACACAAAAGGGAAAATCTTTACCACTTACTAAATCTAAAAGAGTGCCAAAAAAAGTTCATGAACTAGCTAGTTCTATTATTGGTAGAGTAAATAATAGAATAGATAAGAATTGGAATCCAAAACAGCATGAAGGACGATTAACTCCATACGATAGTTTTGAAGATGTAGATATGTCATCAGGAAAGTGGTTGATTTTAACTAGAACTAGATCAATGTTAAACCCTTTAGAAGAAACAATACGTGATAAAGGTTTTTATTATGAAAATAGATTTAAAAAGTTATACGAAAAAGATATTCAAGAAGCAGCTGTTAGTTGGGAAAACTTGCTTAAAGGTCAAATGCTTGCATACAAAGATTTAGAAAAAATATCTAAATATATTAGTAAAGAAAAATGGGACAAAGATAAATTAAAAGGTTTAGTTAAAGATGGTTTGTATAACTTAGAACAATTACAAAAAGATTATGGATTAAAAACAAAAGAAACTTGGTTTGAATCTTTTGATCAAGCTGGACAAAAAAGAATAAATTATATTAGACGTATGAAACGTAATGGAGAGATGTTAAATCATGAACCACGGATCAAATTATCAACAATACATAGCGCAAAAGGTGGCGAAGAAGACAACGTAGTATTGTTAACTGATCTCACACACAATACAAAAAAATCGTACGATAAAAATCAAGATGATGAAACAAGATTATTTTATGTAGGTGCAACAAGAACTAAAGAACATCTTCATATTATAAGGCCAAAAGATGAAAACAAATGTTATCCAATGCAGGAGGTGCTATGACAAATAAAGATATATTTAAAGGAACAACATACAATTCTTTAGAAGAGCAGGTAGGCGGGAAGCATTATCGCTCAATGAAAATTCAGCCCGCAGAATTTATTAATGAAAACAAATTATTGTTCGCAGAAGGCAACGCTATAAAATATATTTGTAGGCATTCTGTAAAGGGAAAAGAACAAGATATAAGAAAAGCAATACATTATTTAGAAATGATACTAGAAAGGGACTATTCATGAGTTGGGAAGAATATGTAAAACAAGCAAAAATATCTGAAGAAAAATTTGCAAAAAATTTAATAGATCCAGTATGGGCAAACAACTATCAAAATATGAAAGAACATTGGGATGTCCAAGGCATGTTTAAAGATAGAGTTTATAGATTTGATGTTAAAGGAATGAAGAAAAAAAATAGATGGGATAATAATTTTCAAGATGATATTGCATGGGTAGAAGGAACTAATGTAAGAGGTGAGCCTGGTTGGGTAAAAGGTAAAGCAGATTACATTGTATTTGAAAGAAACAAATATTGGTTATTAGTTGATAGACAAGAGTTATTTGATCATGTAGTAAATAAGTTACAGGAGAAAGGTTATGAAAAAGGTAAAGGTATTTATCAAGTTTATCAAAGAGAAGGTAGGTTAGATAAAATTACAATGGTCCCTTACGAGGATATAGAAAAACTAACTAAAATAGAGAGGGTCGATAAAGATGATACAGAAACCAGTATTTAAACCACAAACAGAGTGGTTGCCGCCAACAGAATTTCCAGATTTATCTAATCATGATGAAATAGCTATTGATCTTGAAACAAAAGATCCAGACCTTATGAAAATGGGATCAGGATCAATAATTAAAAATGGAGAGGTTGTAGGTATCGCAGTAGCTGTAGAGGGTTGGTCAGGATACTATCCAATAGCACACGAAGGTGGCGGTAATATGGATCGTCAAATGGTTATTAATTGGTTAAAAGATGTTTTAAAAACTTCTGCTACAAAAATATTTCATAACGCAATGTACGATGTATGTTGGTTAAGATCCATGGGTTTAACGATTAATGGTAAAGTGGTTGATACTATGATAGCTGCTGGACTATGTGATGAAAATCAATTTCGTTTTGATTTAAATACTTGTGCTAAAAAATACACTGGATCTAGTAAAGATGAAACAGCTTTATATACAGCTGCAAAAGAGTGGGGTATTGATGCAAAGGGTGAAATGTATAAATTACCCGCAATGTATGTTGGCCAATATGCAGAAAAAGATGCAACTATAACGTTAGAACTTTGGCAAGTTTTAAAAAGAGAAATCGACCAACAAGATATAAATTCTATTTTTGATTTAGAGACTGAACTTTTTCCTTGCCTTGTTGATATGCGATTTTTAGGCGTTCGTGTAGATACCCAAGCAGCATATGAACTGAAGCAAAAATTATTAACAGAAGAAAAAGACTGCTTACAAATAGTAAAAAAAGAAACAGGAGTAGATACTCAAATATGGGCTGCACGTTCCATTGCGAAAGTTTTTGAAAAACTTCGCCTACCATTTGACCGAACTGAAAAAACAAATTCTCCATCATTCACTAAAAATTTTTTACAGAATCACCCACATCCAATCGTTCAAAAAATTGCACGGGCAAGAGAAATAAATAAAGCACATACAACCTTTATTGATACCATAATCAAACATGAACATAAAGGTAGAATACACGCTGAGATTAATCAACTAAGAGGAGATAATGGCGGAACTGTGACTGGTAGATTTAGTTATTCTAATCCAAATCTACAGCAAATACCTGCACGTAATAAAGAACTTGGTCCAATGATTAGATCATTATTTATACCCGAGGAAAGCCATAGATGGGGTGTATTTGACTATTCTCAACAAGAACCTAGGTTGGTAGTGCATTATGCTTCTTTGCAAAATTTATATGGTGTAGAGGACGTATTAGATGCATATAACGAAGGTGAAGCAGACTTTCATGATATTGTAGCTGATATGGCAAGCATACCTAGATCACAAGCAAAGGTGATCAATTTGGGTCTTTTTTATGGTATGGGTAAAAATAAATTACAAGCGGAACTAGGTGTAGATAAAGAAACATCTGATGCTTTATTTAAACAATACCACGACAAAGTTCCATTTGTAAAAATGTTAATGGATAATGTTATGCAAAGAGCACAGCAACGTGGTCAGATAAGAACTTTACTTGGAAGATTATGTAGGTTTCATTTATGGGAACCAAATATGTTTGGTATGCATAAAGCATTACCACATGATGCAGCACTCTTGGAACACGGACCAGGGATTAGAAGAGCATACACATATAAAGCTTTAAATAGATTAATACAAGGATCTGCAGCTGACATGACAAAAAAAGCGATGGTTGACTTGTACAAAGAAGGCATCACACCACATATACAAGTGCACGATGAACTTGATATATCTGTTGAATCTGCAGAACATGCTGATAAGATAAAACAAATTATGGAAGGGGCTGTTACTCTTGAGGTGCCAAATAAAGTTGATTATGAATCAGGCACTAACTGGGGCAACATCAAATGATATATGGCTTATTTAAATGCAAACATACCACCAACTTATGCACAGATAAGAAGAGAGTATTTATATGATCTCAAAAAACACCATGGAGAAGTTGAAGACTGCATTGTCTTTGGTATTAGTGCTCTTACAGGTCGTAGCATTTTATTCCATGCTATTATGGAAAATGGTGCAATCTTCTATAGGCTACCTATTACAGCTTTTATTCAAAAAGGATTTAAACCCGAAGATGTACCCATACGAAGACTTGATGAACTTCAGCTCTGGAATTGTTTTTCTTACTATCCTGCTGTTACTTCTTGGGACATTTTAGAA